CGGTGGTTGGTTTCTTTCCATCAATCAACTCATTATCAAATAAATTCAACTCTGTAAATTGACGATATTCAGGATGTGCAGTATGTGTATGATCATCCTCATTTTCATCGAAAAACTTCACAACCTTATCACACCATTCCTCTGATATTGCACTTTCCCATGTTGAAACAAAAGCAGAATTAGTGGTTGGTTCAATAACCACAAAATCGTCAGTTGATTCCGTTTCTTCACTTTCCACATTTACACTTTCGTTATTAACTTCAACATCACTCAATTCAACAGTTCCTACTACTTCTTCTTTACTCATAATACTATCTCCACATTTCCAATACGTTTATTATTCCCGACACCAGTATAATTCTGACCGCCAGATTCGTTTGATATATTTGATTGTGCCGAATCCGACACATCATATAATCTCATCTTTGACTTATCAACCCCAACCACAAATCTCTTAGTCATATTTGGATCATTATATCTATTCTTTAATTGTTTAATCATGATTTGATTTAAATCATCCATTTCTTCTGAAGATATTAACGCAAACATCAAATCCGCAGTAGCTGGTAAACCAAAACTTTCTGAAGTATCTTCCAATCCAAAATCAGAAGATACAAACCCCTGTCTATTTACTTGAGTTGCACTAACCAATGGAACATTATATTCAACAGCAAGTCCACGTAATTCCTCAGCTATAGATTTTACATATGTATATGAATTTACATTACTCCCACCCTTTAATCTAGATGAAGTACATATATTCAGATAATCTATAAAAATAACATCAGGTTTAAATGAAATCTTTAACCACAACTCATTCAATAAATGTTTGAAATGATTCGTGGATGCAGAAGCGGTTGGATACTCCTTAATTATCAACTTTCCAGTTATTTTTGATTTTGCCCTATCAATTCTTTTTGTATATATATCTAAAGGTAACTCTGACAACTTCTGTATAGGTGTATCAAGTAAATTAGCATCAATACGTTCTGCAATCTTTTCTTCTGACATCTCTAATGTAATATACAAAACATTAAACCCACTACATATATGACTTGCAGCAAGATCACACATAAATAAAGATTTCCCAACACCAGTACCAGCCATTGCAATATTTAAAGTCTTTCTAGAAAGACCACCTTTAGTTATCTTATTGAACTTATCAATACCAAATGGTATTTTTTCTTCAACTCGATGATAAAATTCCCACCTCTCTTTATAATCATTAACAAAATCATGTCCAACATTATTATCAAAAGATACAGCAAGAGCCTCAGTCAATATCTTTGGTATCTCCCCTTTATCTTTAGTTCCTTTATCATCATCAATTATACCAATAGATTCTAAAATACCATTATATAATGCCCTTTCCTTACACCATTCCTCAGTAGTATCTAACAAATATTCTAAATCTTCTTTAACACAATCACCTAATACATCTATAACATCCTTTGTAGATGTATAAAGAGATTCGACACCATCCATAGAATCAATTCCTATATATAATGAATTTAAACTTGGACGATTATTATATTTTACAATATACTCATCAACCATGTTATATATTAATTTATATCTATCATCACTAAAATATTCACTTTCTATATATGGTATTACTTTCCTACAATATTCATCATTATTTATCAGATTCTTCAATATTGTCAATTCCGTCAGACTCATCTTCACTCTCTTTATTGTCTAAATATTCATATAATAAAAAATTCAAAATCTTACCAACAACTATTTTAAATTCGTCAGATTCATCTAATTGTTCTATGGTATATTCCGAATTACCAACCAACACATTATATTCAAATTGTATATTTAATCTATCCTCAGTTTCTTCGGGTTCAATACTACCATATTTATAAACAACATCTACATATTCCCCCTTAGAAAGTTTAACAGCATAATAATCAAAATTATCGTTTTCTACAACTTCAAATAATTCTTTAAATTCATTTACTACGTCATCAGATAACATAACATTAGCACATTCACTCAATCGTTCATCCATATCACCCCCATCAATCATTAAACAGATAATCAGTATCTGTAATAAGTTTTTTATTACTAGAAATACAATATTTATTACTTAAAAATGTTAAAAATTTATCAGATTGTAATATAGGTTTCCAAAATTCTATATTATTCGTAGTAGACCCCCTAAACTTTTTATCTACAATCTCACCAGTTTCTAAATCAATAAGATTATACCAACCACCGGATCTCTTTATTATACCACAATCCACCGCCATGTCAAGTAACCCAGACCATCTATCCAATCCATCCTCAAAGGAAACATTTATAGGTATCTTCGATTTCTCTTTAACATACCTAGATTTCTCTATATTAATTATAAAATTATAACCCGTCAGATCAGAACCAGTTTTATCTTGTTGTCTACCAACAATCCATATATTATCGGAAGAATAATATGCACCCTTACCACCAGACACCACTTGTTTTGAAAACATTTCTTGTGTGTCATACGTATGATTAATAACAATCATTGGAATGTCATTTAATGTAAGATGTGGTGTAACCATCCTAAATAATGACTTGAATTGTTTTGCCCTTGTCATATCAGCAGCACTCTTCTCTGCATGGGCATCATCTACCTCTTTTTTCGATGCTAAATTACCAACAGAATCTATCATAATAAATATTCTATCATCACGACTGATTTCCTTCACTTGTTTCATAATATCAAATTTAAGTTCCTCTAAATCTGTAACAGGAACATGCAACACTCTACTCGTATCAATCTCAAATGTATCAAAATATGATTGCGGTGTACCAAATTCGCTGTCATAAAATATACATATAGACTCTTCATACTTATCCATATAAGATTTCATACATAATAAACCAAATGCCGTCTTAAAATGTTTTGATGGTCCAGCAATCATAGTTAACCCAGAACTAAATCCACCAAAAGGACTTCCAGAAAAAGCAATATTAATAGCAGGAACTTTAGTAGTCACCACATCATTGTTATTCAAATAAATAGAATCTTGCAATACAGAAATTCTATCCTGCAACGTGGAATTCTTCCTCATTCTTTCCATTAAACCCATACACAATCTCCTTTATAAAAAATCATCTAAAACATTCCTACGTTCTACTGACCACCCTATAGCATCCGTTATAGTTTTAATTGGATCTAAAAACGTTTTAATAAACTGAAGTTCATAATTGATATACGTATCTAATTTAAATTCTGGTGGCAACACATCCAACATGGATATGGTGTTATTATGAATAGGATTTGGTTCAGATAAATAACAAAATTTTATCTTATCCCCAGATTTTATTTCTTGATATTTACCAACCAAACCAAGTTCTTTCAATAAATGATTATAAAATAAAGCACCCTTTACATGTATAGGAGTACCCTTTATATAAACATCTCTAGAATTATAATACTTATTAATAGCATTAATACCGCGTGGAAATGATATATCCACTATATTCATTTTTTTAAATTGTTCTTTGAATTCGTCAATAAACTCTATTAACTCATCATTGGTGTTAGAAAGAATTATTTTTAAAGATTCTTTGATTTTATCTCTGCAACATTCAGGTGTAGAACTTCTAACAGCCTCTATACCCATCATCTTTAATTTCGGAGTTGTATATCTAACCCCCTCATCATCATATACATTTAATATATATCTCTTCTTTGCAGTCCATATACCAGCATCGGCAATAACTTCACGGGACATAACCATCTTATTTTCATACCCATACATATAATTATACAAGTCTTTATATGCAGATTCTAACATTGGTTCAAACTTATCACCACATATCTTATCTAAAACATCAACCACTTTATTTTTATTAGATGTATCCAATCCCAATTTAGTCACTAGCGGTTTAAAGTCAACATATAAAGAATCAGTATCAATTGCAATCACATAATCCTCAGAACCAATACCCATTATCTTATTAAGATATTCATTCATATATTTCTCCGCCCACTTAATAGATAACTGACCAGACAAAGTAACACCCTCTGCAACTCGTAAATCATAATATCTAAAATAAGGATTACCTAACGCACCATATAATGAATTCATCATAATCTTAATAGCTAATTGCTGATTATGTAATGAAGAAATCTGATTATCCAACTTACCATGTTGAACACCCTCACGTTGTTTTTTGAGTTTAATCATATTCTTCTTAATAACACTTCGTTCAGAATATAATTTATCAATTACAGATGGTATTACCCCAAGAACATCTGTCTTATAATGAGTGCCATTTGCCGCCATAGTAGATTCAGTAGAACCATACTGCCTATCAAAATCCATCATACTTAAACAACTATCTACATCAACACCACTAGTAACTAACGGCAATATAGTTTCGGGTGACATATTATATTGTTGTAATAACATAGGATATAAACTATTCAAATCAAAAGATACAATCCACTCATGTTTACCAATAAATGGGGTTTTAACATACCCACCAGCAAACGTACTCTTTATATTTTCTTTCTTTGGTGGAGGTACCATTTTTTGTGATGATAAAAGCCGATAAATTAATGAATCCCATATTACAGTAGTACCAAACGCAGTTTCATAATTAACACCACCCTTATATGCAATATTAAAACACAGATCCATCAATTGTAATTTAACATCCAACCTATCTACAATTTCAACATCTTTTATATTATAATCAATATATAATTGAAAATTGTTCGTGTATAAATCATGAAGATCAGTATATTCATGATATTGTAATTTACGATCACCAAGTTCGACATAAGCAACATGATCAAGTCTATATGACTCTAAATTTTTATATGTGAATTTACGATATAAATCTATATAATCAATCTGTTGAATACCGTATATAACATAATATGGATGTTCCTTACCCATCTTTAATGTGGTTCTTTGACTAACCATATTCCATGGTGATATCTTTTTCATAAAAGAGTCACTAAATAATCTAATACTACGATTAACTATATATGGTATGTCAAAAAACTTAATATTCCATCCAGTAATAACATCAGGAACATGTCCATCACTTGATAAAAATTTTATAAACTTACTTAATAAATCACCCTCATCATCACATTTAATATATTCTATATCTAAATGATCATGGATTGAATCCTTCACCGAATATTCACCAAACCCAAACACATAGTATATATTTGAATTATCTTTAACTGTTATAGCTGTTATTGGGAATTTTGCTTGAGTCGGATCAGGAAACCCATCATCAGAATCAACTTCAATATCAATATTAGTTACATTAATTAAATCAGTATCAAATTCAATAACACCATCATGTTTATCATTAATATATTGTGATATATAATTACTCATACCATAAACATTAAAACTATCCACGTTCTCATATTTCTTCATAAACTCATGAGAATCTTTCATATTATCAAAAGATAGTTCTGATACAGATTCACCACTAATGGTTTTCCATGGACTATCAGAATTATTATTATTTGTAACATATAACGTGGGTTTATAATATTCTTTATATTTAACCACATTACCACCATCATCGTATCCGCAATATAATATATTATTGCCCACTTTCTCAACAGATGTATAAAAACTCATAATATACCTTATTTAAATTTAATTATATTTTAACATACGCATTAGACCCGCCTTTAGGTTTAATTATATCTTTCTCACTAGGAACAATAATACCAACACCAAATATCTTATTATACTCATTCAATAAATCAACAACAGGATCAACAATAAACGCAACAAATGTCGCATCTACAACAATACTATCTTTTGCATTAGTATAAGGCATATATGGTGACAATCCAATCCTAGCAGTAGCTGTAGTTGGATCTGAATATGATGCAGCCAATTGACATATGTTTTTTAATTCATATGTACCTTTATTCTCTACAATTTCACCCATCAATTCCTCACCAGATATAAACCGTATAACTTTAATATTACTCACTATTTGTTTCTTCGTCTTTTTGTGCGAAATGTACTAACAAACTTTTTAATTTATTTTCAGCATCACTCAATTTCGACAACCACGAGTCCAACTCATCAGTGATGGATGGTTCGCCGAAAGTTTTATCTGATGCAACTGGATTATCAAACAAATTTTTAATATGTGCTATAGCATCATCTCTCTCATACTCATACTTACGTATCATAGTTCTCATAAACAAATTATTTACATAGTTATTACTCATTACACTCTCCCATTAATTAAATCAATTTTCCCAATCATAAGACTCACCTTCTTTAAGTCCATATTTTCTTGCCATCCTTCTGGCATGTTCACCAACATAATCACCCTCACCATATGTAGAAACAATCCACTCTCTTTCTTCAAGAATCTCTTGTCTCCTTGTCTCACAAATACGTATCACTTCCCTAAGAATACTTCTTACTCGTATAGAAGCGGAATAATTACTTTTTAAAAATTTGTCATTCTCCAACTTGTATTCTTTAAGTAGAGAATCCAACTCATCTTCAACCTTCATATTACTTTCGTTTACCTATATTATACTTTGGTATCAATTCCCATTCCTCTTTCTCTTTATATGGTATCACCTTTATTTGAGATATAGGTGCGTCAGGAAAAACATCAGCTCTAACGACTTCTACTAATCCCCACTCTTCTAATAACGAAACTATCTTATTTCGTCTACTTCTATCATTATCAGTAAAGTCTGAAGGTTTGCCATCTAATAAAAATAACTCCTTAAAATGAACTATATAATACTTATCTTTTTTATGCAGAATATGACATGACTGAAATAATTTCTTTTCTCGTTTTGACGAAACCCCAATCCGTGTCAATGTTTCTATTACTCTTAAAAAATCATCATCCTCTATCAAACTAACTTCAACTAAACTATCTACTACACTCATCATGTCCCTTTACTCCCAATTCAATCACCCTTATACATAATATCCTTAATATAATTAATTTGAGATTCAGTTAAAATTCCAATAATATCCTCAGTTTTCTTATCACTATAACTATAATACTCTTTAACTAACTCAAAATCCTTGTGTTGTGTTTTTTTTGGCCAAGATGTAAATCGTTTCTTTGACCGTATTATATTTAGTAAATAGTCATATTGCATTTTATTATCTAAATGCGGTAGTTTATTCATTTCATTAGCATATAATATAGTATCCTTATACATAGAAAATATTTTATTTACCATATAAGGACTATAATTACTTTCCCATAACTCATCATCAGTGTCTAATAAATTAGTTTTAGTATACGATATAGAATTTGCATAACCTTTAAATAAATCATACTTTTTATGTTCGTTTGACATAAATCACTTCCAATCACAATTACACATCAATTCCGTCAAACAAGCAACTAAATTAATCTCTTGATTAACCACAAATGAAGATTTATACTGGTAGTCTCCCAATATAATTACCGCATCTGGGATTGACTGACTCTCAATATAATTATATAATCCATCATATATCATTTTAAAAACTTGATTGCAGTCAACAGAAGAATTAACAACAACCCATTTCCTCATTTCAGTAAATTTCTTATTTTTTAATGAAACACAAAGATCACTAATATCACACGTTTCTGATATAATATCAACATCAATCTTTCCATCATTAGAATATGACTGCAATTCATTTAACGTCCGTCTCCAATCAGGGAAATGTTTCATAAGTACATCCCTTACTGCGGCAGAATCATATTCAACACCCTCTTTTGTCAAAATTTCACATACTCTATTGTAAAATCTTTTTGCAATTTTAGGTTTTTCCTTATTAGTGATTTTAAATTCAACAACAGTACATCTACTATGCAATGGATCTATTATCTTGTTTTTAAAATTACACGTGAAAATAAACCGACAGTTATCTGAAAATTCCTCAATAAATCCACGCAACGCTGGTTGTGCTGCCCATGATAAATAATCAGCCTCGTCAATAATGATTACTTTAAACCTACCATCCAACGACACAGAAGATGCATACTGACGTAATGTGGTTCTTATACCATCAATACCATTGTCTTCCGTTCCATTTATAAAAAGATAATCATAATCCAACTCTTCACATAGTGCCTTAGCTACTGTAGTTTTTCCTACACCAGGACCACCAGATAATAATAAATTAGGCATAACTTTAGAAGAAATTATATCAGTAAATATCTTCTTAATATCTGGTGATAATACACAATTTTCTATTGTCTTAGGTCTATATTTCTCAACCCACAAAAAATTATCGTTCATAATATACTCCAACCATATTAAACTTTATTATAATATGAATCACTCTCTATAGCTACCCAATATTGTAATAATTCATTCTCATTTTTAAAAGTAGACAACCCACTCCCCTTTTCACTTATACTTGATACACTAATTTTATAAGTACCGTCATATAATTTAAAATTATCAGATTTGAAATATATTTTAAAATCATCAGTAGATTCCCCAACTGGCTCTCTAGACACATCACTCATGCTATTCTTTTTATCTAATGCAACAAAATAAATAATACCACCATCAGTCATTAATGCATAATCTGGTAAAGAATTGATGGTTGATACTTTTTTAATACGACTCAAACTAGCTTCAGTTAAATTTACTGAAAAAAGGACTTCTGGGAATTCCTTACTCTCATCTGTATTAAATTCAGAACCTTCTAATTTAAATGTTTTTTTAGGATGAACTATAACCTTCTCATCTGTGGTTCTAAACTCATATCGTCTATCTTCAGAAAACATCATAATGTGATCATCATGAAATTCCAATTCTGGGTACATCTGTAAATTAGATAGAAATCTTGGTAAATCATATATTCCTATCTTATTTGGGAAGTTTTCTTCTACATCAGAAGATACTATTATATTCCTCATAATAGACATAGAAGTGATTCTATGTCCTTTATTCAACAAAATTGATGGGTTAATTGTTGAGAAATTTCTCAATATTTGTTGCGTTTTTTCACTAATTTTCATAATTAATCTCCTTTAATTTCTCAAGCATCATCATCTGTCTATCTTTCATCTTTATCATCTTTTTCATAATCATCCTTTCAATATTGTAATTCTTCTTAATTCCTTTCGTCCGTCTTACCTTCTTTAATTGCTTTCGTTTCATCATATTTGTCATAGACATTAGTTTAATCCCTCAATTATCACCTAATCAATACAAGTATAACACATAATTACCTATTTGTCAACATCTTTCTTAATAAAACTAAAGTTTCTCTTTTTTTCAAAAGTTATTGTTTTTGCAAACTTATCATAAAGAATATCACCTTTATGAGAAATAATAAAGACATTTCTATCAACAAAACTACTTATTAACTTCAAAAAATCATCAGTACCATTTGTATCTAAGCTTGAATCAAAAACCTCATCTAATATTAACAAATTAGTATTAACACTATTCTTCATCCTTGCAATATCTCTCCATGTGAACAAAAGAGCTAAATCTATACGCATCCTCTCACCCTCAGAAAACGAACTATATGTGAATTTATTACGATTCATAGACTCAATAGTTTCAGAAAACTTAGCATCTAACTTAAAATTTACATAAAAATTCATCTTATGTAAATACACATTAATAAGATGATTAATTTTAGGTAAATAATATTTTATAATTGATATTTTAACACCATCATCATTCAATATTTTAGAAACTAAAGAATAGTGATGTTTATCATTACTTAACTCTTTTTTTCGTTCTACAAAATCATCATACTCATATTCATAGGATTCAAGTTCATCTATCAAATCAGAAGTTGAAACTACATCGGATAATATACTTTTATTATCATTATTTAAATCCTCAATAGAACTTAATAATGAATTGTTAGTCATTCTATATTCTAAACTGGTGTTTTCTAACTCGGAACACTCCAATCGTATATCATTAAGATTAGTAATCCTCTCTTCTACCCGGGATATCTCATCTGATACCTCAATTGACGATGCAGTTATATTATCAATTTTATTAATATTCTCTGATATTATAACTTTTTTATATTCATCACTTATATCTTGTTTACAAGATGGACACTCACTCTTATCAGAAAACCATTCTATTACCTTAGTAAACATATCTCTTGATGCATCCATCTTATATTTTACTTTATTAATACCCTTTAACCTTTTCCTGAATTTATCTATTTTAAAATCAAAGGAATCCCTTAAATCCAATATATTCTTATCCAATCTATCAATTTCAAGTGAATTGTTTTTTAATAATTGTTGTTTTTGAGAAATCTTCTCCTTATTATTATTAATAATGTCAGTAGTATTTTTCTGTTTATCAGATATAAATTTCTTATGTAATGATACTTTATGTTCTAATATGTCAAGTTTACTAGACACTTCCATCAAGTCATTCTTACACAATGACTCCTTATTTTTTATAATATCATTCATATAAGAAAATATCTTAATGTCTAATATATCTTCTATTATATCTCGTCTATCAGAAGTATTTAATTGCATAAATGGTATAAACGTAGCCGAACCCAACAATACCGTCTGTGTAAATGACTTATAATTTAGTTTTAATATACTATCTTCTAAATATTTTTGTGAATCTTTAACTCTCGAATCCTGATCTAATAACCTATCATTAACATATATGTTGAATATACTAGGTTTAATTGAACGGATTACTTTATATTCATTATCACCAATACTAAATTCTATTTCAACTACACAATCTTTACCATTAATAGAATTAACTATCTGTGGTTTATTAATCTTCCTAAATGATTTCCCAAACAACACGAATGTCAACGCATCTAATATAGTAGATTTCCCAGCACCATTCTCACCAACAATCAATGTACTGCCACATTCATTTAAAATTATTTCAGTAAATTTATCACCAGTAGCTAAAAAATTCTTCCAACGAATTCTCTCAAATATAATCATATTTCCCTTAACACATCCATATACACATCATTAATAATATTCTTCAATTTATCCTTATCTACATCAACAGTAGTTCCATCTATATATGTATATACCAATGACATAGTATCATCATCAATAGACACTTTATCATCAATACCGACACCATCTATCATAGTTTCATCAATAATATTAATATCAATCACATCATTCTTATACAACGTGTCAACAAATAAATCAAATTTATATACATCAGTCTTTTTATTAACAATTATCTTAATAAACTTACCATTATAATAAGAAAAATCAAAATCATCTACAGTATCTTCATCATAAAATATCTTCTCAAATATAGTATATGTATTCTTAATAAATTCCAATTCCAATGTATCAGTATCAAATATATGAAATCCACGGTCATCTTTATAATCAGACCAAGTTAATTCATATGGATTGCCCAAATATGTTATATTATCCTCGGTTGACTTATGATGAAAATGACCAGAATATACTTTCTCAAATCTACTAAATATTGATTTTTTAATACCTTCCAAACAACGAATACCACTGTTCATTAAAAACCCAGATATTTCTAAATGACCGAATACTACGGTAGAATTAGTATCATTTAAATGCGATATAGACTCATCATAATTGTCATCATTAATCCACGGACATAAACAAATATCCAAACCATCAAAATTAACAGTATCAATGGACGAATATATCTTTGGTGATAACGGATTATCCGCATCAATCAAAGACTCCATAGCATTCACTTTATTAGAATTCTTAAAATATGTATCATGATTACCTATAATAATATGGGTATCTATTTCCATATCCATCAATCTCTTAAGAAAGTTGTTTTTAAAATTATGTAATATATTAAAATTTATAAATTTTCTACGATCAACCACATCACCTAAATGAATTATTGTCTTAATATCACGTGACTCCAATTCTTTAAAAAATATATTATCATAAAATTTCATCATATAATCATAAAATATTAACGAATCATTTCTTGCACCCCAGTGTGTATCAGTTATCAATGCGATTTTCATCAACTATTTCCTCTTGTATAGAATTACTCACTTTATTTTTAACTCTCAATGCTCTTTTTTCATCCTGTAATCGCTCAAAATCATCTAAAAATATATCAATATTTTCTCTATTTTCCATCACAAATCCTAAATAAGAATCTTTAATACTATTAATATCAGCATCACGCATATCATCATTATCAAATACATTTGAATTATATATAGACTTATATTTCACATATAACTGTTTCTTTTCTTTCTGAATCCTACGGATAAAAGCAAAATATATTATTTGAGTGAAATATGAAAATGGATTCTTTGATTTGGATGGATCAAAATTATTAATATATAATAAACAATTTTCAACCCCGTCACTTACCATCTCATCTCTGTATGTATAATTTATAAAATTAGGCCTATAAGATAACCTATCAGAAATCTTCATAATAGATTCACAAATATAATCACTAACTATTGGTTTATCAATTATTTCACCATTCTTATAAGATATTACATGTTTATTATATTCCACCATCTCATCATAAAGTCGTATATTATCTACATAATGTTCACCTTTCTTTTTCATAAATACTCCTTTATTTACAGTTGCAGATACTATTGTAACACAAAAGACTCATCATTGTCAAGTTTAGGAATCGACTTGACAATTACTACTTTTTGTGTTATCATATATCTGTGGTGGGTTGATATTACTTAATTAAGTAATCTTTTATC